TTTGGGTTGCAAGATTTCTGACAAGCTTTGGCGACTTGGAATATTACCCAGGTCTTGTGTTTCCACAGTGTAGTCATTATTTACAAAGCGCGAACGCTGTGTGTAATTTGTTGCACCATTTGTCAAATTGGTACGCACAGACTCTTCAATCTTGACCCAGGTGCGTCCGTTGTATCTAAACAGACGATTTGGAAAATAATCCAACCTCAAGCAATAATCACCTTCATATGAACCACTGGGAAAATTTACACCTGTGACCACAGGCAATCCATTGGGAGCAAAGCCATCCCCTGTCAAATAACCCACTGTGTAACCATCGGCAATGGGTGTCTGTGATGCATCTGCAGAATTTGGAAACAACTGACTGGCATTGACCAAGTTGTTGTCAATGGTGACTGCGTCCATGTTTGCTGGAGTGCCATCTGGATTGGTAGGAAATATGTAAAATCTCACTGTGTCATAGCCTGACAATGGCACTTCAGCTTCGGCCTGCTGCAAAATTGCATCATTGATCAGAATGTCTTTGTTGTATAAACCTGCTTGATCACCAATGTTCAAAGGAGTAGTGGGCTGCCAATATGCTGCATCAGTTATCTCAGTGCCTGCTGGCACTGGCTGCAGGGCCACGTAGTAGTTGTTGCCATCATTGACCACACTGCCAGGCGGATAATAATTGCCCGGATCCCAAATAACAGCAGTCCCGGGTATTTGATCTGTAATGTCCTGGTATTCTTGACTCATGACCAATGGCGTGGCTTTTACACGCCACAGATGCGGCAAATATGTTTGACTAAACCCTTCTGCTGCAAAGTTTGCATCCTGTATAACATAAAAACGTGGCAAGGGTGGCTTGGCTGGATTCAGCGGATTCCAGTCTTTCAAGTTGGGAAACTCCAACACATCACCTACCATGAGCTTGCGTTGGAATGTGTCCATCATGTCGTTGTAGTGAAAAGTTACGAACAGGGTGTCGTTGTTCAAGAACAATCCAAACTGTTGTAGATCAAAGTCTATGTCCTGCTGTTGATATACCCCTCGCATGACATAGATATCGGGATCATAGCTGCGATCTCTAATTTCGCCCAGCAACAGATCCTGTACAAACAAAGGATCACTTTCTTGATAATTTGGTTGGGTGGCATCGCCATTGATGCCGGTGGTGGTGCTGTCATCGGCCACTGTTTTTGGACCAAGATACTTGTGAATGAATATGTCCAGTCCACCCACAGTGAACATCTCTGAAATTGTACGGTCAAAGAAACGGTAATCGTTGGTCTTGCTGGGACGGTATAGGCTCAGGCGTGGAATTTTAGCTCTCCTCAGTGTATTTAGCCAGTTTAGTGTTGGTTGACCACTAACCCGATCACTGCTATAATGCTATATAAATTCAAAACTGAGAGGATTGTTATGAACGCTGTTGCAAAAAAATCTGTTGTTAAAACTGTACACAAACCCCTTAAATCCATGACCCCGCGTAGTCAAGATATTGGGTACGGCCCCGAACCTGTCTGGACCCAGCAACCTGCAGAAACAGAGCGTATCAGTGCCATGACCAGAATGTTCAACTGGTACAACTACCATTATGGTAAAAAAGAAGCCAAGGACTGTATTGTAGATTGGCTGGTTCGTAACGAACGTGCTGCAGAAGCCAGGGCATTTGGTCGAGTACCTGAAGCTGTGGTTTACAAAATTGGCATTGGCTGGATCTGCCGTGCCAATCTCTTGGGTCTTGAAATCACAGCCAAGGAATTGGCCACCATCAATGACACCATTGCTGAGTACATAGCAGCAGCAAAGTCAGTTACAGAAGTAGTTGAAGAAGCCGTGGTAGCAGTCAGACCCAACATTCAGGATCGCCTGCGTGAGAAAATGTCGGAAGCTGCCGGCGAGCTGGAAGGCATGTACGACGAAATGATCTTGGCCGGCGGCAAGATGTCGGCTGACTACAAGCCTGTGAGCCTGTTGCGTAGCATGAATGTGGCACCGCAGTTGGTCGGCACAGTAAAAGAAATTTGGGAACGCCGCTTGACAGAACTTCGAGAAGTTGCAGCAGGACGTGATGGCGATCTAGCAGAAGGATACGCTCATTTTGGTAAGTTACAAGTTCGTAATTTTATTAAATTTGCAGAACAGGTTGTTGCTGACTGCGATGCTTATCGACAAATCAAGAAAGTAGAGCGCAAGCCACGTGCCAAAGCGGCAGTGCCTCTGGAAAAACAAGTGGCTCGGTTCAAGTATCTGCGTGAGTTTGCCGAGCTCAAACTCAAATCAGAATCGCCTACCAAACTGATCAGTTGTAGCGAAGCATGGCTGTATGACACTGCCAAACGTAAACTGATCCATGTGGTTGCAGACACACATCTTGGCACAGTTTTTGTCAAGGGATCTGCAATTGTGGGCTTTGATCCGGCTGCCACTGTGCAAAAAACTCTTAGAAAACCCGCAGAACAGATTCGAAGCATTATGAGCGTGGGCAAGCCGGCTGCACGTAAAGCGTTCAAGGAAATTAAAGCCACTGAAGTTAAATTCAACGGACGTGGTTCGGATAACTTGATCATACTTAAAACTTACTAAATACTGGGGCAAGGAGCCCCAGAATGGCAGACCAAACATTAGATCCACTTAAAAAACAACTGATTGAATATGTACAGCTTCAGCTGGCCAGCGGCATTATTGATGTCGAAATGGACCCGGCACATTACGAAGCTGCATATCAACGTACAATCGGTGTATATCGTCAGCGCAGTCAAAATGCCTACGAAGAAAGCTATAGCTTTATGCAGCTATTAGATAATGTAAACGAATACACATTACCACAAGAAGTCACACAAGTGCGTCAAATCTTCCGTCGCACTATCGGTCTCAGTACCGGTGGCGGCAGCTCTAGTTTTGATCCGTTTGGTGCAGCAACCTTAAACGTGTACCTGTTGAATTTTAATCAATCAGGCGGCAGCTTGGCCACATACGATTTTTATCAACAGTATGTTGAACTAGCAGCACGTATGTTTGGTGGCTATATCAACTACACTTGGAATCCTGTGACCAAGAAGCTGCAGTTGATCCGTGATCCTAGAGGTTCTGGTGAAACTGTGTTGCTGTGGACCTATAACCTACGTCCGGAAATTGTGCTGCTAAGTGATTTCCAAATTAGCCAATGGATACGGGATCACATGGTAGGTGCCAGCAAGTACATCATTGGTGAAGCCCGTGAAAAATTTGGTACTATTGCCGGTCCACAAGGTGGCGGTACCTTAAACGGTGCAGCTATGAAGTCGGAAGGTCAAGCAATGATGGACAAGTGTATCGAAGATCTAAAATTCTATGTGGATGCCTCGCAGCCCCTTTCTTTCGTGATTGGCTAACAATAACTAGACATATCAGTAATCTTGTACTACAATACAGTATGAGCTCACTTATGATCGACCTGGAAACAATTGGCGTAGCACCTGGCGCTACTATTCTGACCATTGCTGCCCAATCTTTTGATCCTTTCGGCACAGGATATTATCCTCAACATTACTATGCAAGAATTGATTTAGACAGCCAGGAAAATCGCACTGTCGATGAAAGCACATTAAACTGGTGGGCCACTCAACCTGCTGCTGCCAGAGACGAAGCATTTGCCGAACACAATCGAGTACCTCTTGACCAAGCCTTAGATGAGTTAGGTAAACTTATTTGGACCAGTAATTTTTTATGGTGTCAAGGACCCACGTTTGATTGCACCATACTGGAACATGCCTACAAGAGCTATAACAAACCCATCCCTTGGCAATATTTCAAAGTCAGAGACAGCCGTACATTGTGCAGCATCTGGCCTGATCGACCTAAACCACCCACCACACACCATGCCCTGGAAGATTGCCGTCGACAGATTGATCTGGTGCAAGCAACCCTAAAACACTTTGATATCAAGGAACTATCATGATTATTGGCCTAGTGGGCCTGATCGGCTCTGGCAAAGATACAGTAGCAGACTACCTGGTAAACGTACACGAATTTCGTCGTGAAAGCTTTGCTGGCACACTCAAAGATGCGGTAGCAGCTGTATTTGGTTGGGATCGAACCCTACTAGAAGGTCGTACCAAGGCATCTAGAGAATGGAGAGAGCATGTGGATACTTGGTGGGCAGCTCGGTTGAACATGCCCGATCTTACTCCGCGTTGGGTCTTGCAGTACTGGGGCACTGAAGTAATGCGTCGAGGTTTCCACGACGATATTTGGATTGCCAGCATTGAAAATAAAATACGAAATCTCCAAGATAATGTAGTAATTTCGGACTGTCGTTTCCCCAACGAAATTGCCAGTCTACGTGCAGCCGGTGGCCGTATTGTACGCACCTGTAGAGGGCCTGATCCTGCATGGTTCCCGGCTGCTGAAGTGGTAAATCGAGGCCCTACACAAAATCTCAGTTGGGCCAGCAACCGGGCTGTGTTAGATACTTTTAAGGTACATGCCAGCGAAACAGCCTGGATCGGCACAGAGTTCGACCATGTGCTTGACAATAACGGGTCAATGGATGATTTGTATGCTCAAGTAGATCTTATTGTCAAAAGTCCGGTGTAATATCACTGGCCCGCCAGGGCAGTTCCAAACGAACCACCTCGGCCACGCAGTTCAAACACACAGTTTTTAGGTTGCGAGTTTCACAGCTATTTAGATCTCCATCCACATGATACACTGTCAATTGAGAGTGATGCCTTGCCCTAAACCCACATCTATCACATGTGGGTTTTTTCTTGTACCCGGCTGTAAGCCATCTGGGCTGTGCTGGCTTGATTTGTTTGTCGTGCCTGATACACACTGTACATCGACTGCGATAGTACAGTTTTTCACGGTGATAGCCATTTATGGCAGCGGGATTTTTACTGCAAACCTTGCATAGCGGTCTCATACAGCTATTTATTGATTAGACCTTAATCAAGGTCGTATAATGGCCAGATTTTTGATTGATTGAATAAATATCAGTATCCAATTTTAATAAGGAATCACCATGGCTCTTGTATCCCCCGGCGTAGAAGTCACAGTAATTGATGAATCAAACTATCTTCCTGCTGCCACCAACTCAGTACCTTATATCTTACTTGCCACTGCCCAGGACAAGATTTCTGGTACAGGTGTAACAGTTGCTCCTGGTACCCTGGCTACCAACGCTGGCAAAGTGTATTTGATTACAAGCCAAAGAGATTTGGCCTCCACGTTTGGCAGCCCATTTTTCTACAAGACATCCAACGGCACACCCATCAACGGATATGAACTCAACGAATACGGCTTGTTGGCAGCACATTCTGTGCTGGGTATAAGCAATCGTGCCTATGTACAACGTGCCAACATTGATCTTTCAGCCTTGACAGCCAGTTTGGTGCGACCCACTGGCTCACCTGACAACGGTACATACTGGTTAGACACCTCAGTGACCAGCTGGGGTATCAATCAATGGAATCAGACCACAGGAGCTTTTACAGTTACAACACCAATTGTGATCACTGAAACAACAGATCTGTCAGGTGGTATTCCAGCCGACAATATAGGATCAATTGGTTCTTATGCTGTGGTTGCAACCAATACTGCCAATCCTGTTTACTACAAAAATTATGAAAATGACTGGGTCTTGGTTGGATCCGACGCATGGAAAGCCAGTTGGCCTACAATACAAGGCACAGAATCAGTTACAGGTGCAGTGCTGACAGCTAGCAACGTGATCATTATCAACGGCATCAGCTGTGCTGTTCCAGGCGCAGCAACACTGGCCAGCCTGGTCAACACAATCAACGTTGCTGCCATTCCTGGTATAACAGCCGAAGCAGATTCCAGCAATCGTCTGAATATCTACGCAGACAGTGATGCAGAAAGTGATGGGTCATCTGCATCAGGTGGTATTGTGGTAATTGCTCCAGAAAGCACAGCTGGTCTGTTGACCACACTGGGAATAACAGCCACCAGCTATTTGACGCCAGCTCTGCAACAAAGTCCTAATTACACAGTGCCACGTTGGAGAACCACTGACACAGATCCACGTCCCACTGGGTCAGTCTGGAACAAGACCACTGCTGTAAATCAAGGAACAAATATTGTTGTCAAGGAATTTGATTCTGCACTTGCAACATTTGTGACTCAATTAGCTCCTGTGTTTGAAAACGATCAAAGTGCCAATGCCACCCTGGATCCCACAGGTGGCGGCAAAAACATTGCAGCAGGAACCTTGTACACACAATACAACGTGAGTCCAGAAGTGGCCAATGCATTAAACAACACATTCACATTGGAATTGTATGAAAGACTCACAACAGGTGCCACTATCATCACAGGTGATGATACAACTCCTGTGTTTGTCAACGGCAACACATTTACAATTCAAACCAGCACAGCAGGCAGTACAACATTGACCAACGCAGTAACTGCCACTATTGTTGGCACTACAGCAGCAGCTTTTGTGTCAGCAGTTTCTGCAGCAGGTGTTGCAGGTGTCAGTGCAACTGTGACAGCAGCAGGATCAATTGCATTTACACAAGCCGACGGCGGTGTTATTGTGCTCAATGATACAGCAGGTACACCTCTTGCAGCAGCTGGCATCAACACTACTGTAGAAGGTGTGCGTGATGGCACCAGTGGTGATCTAATTCTTTCTAACTGGGTAGCACTGGAATACACAGCAAGTGCTACAGCACCAGATCAAGATCCAGCTGATGGCACATACTGGTATTTTTCTGCCACAAACCAGGTGGACATCATGATCAATAATGGCACCACTTTTGTTGGTTACCAGACAGTGAACAATGATGTTCGTGGTTACAACCTGACACAGACAGATCCTGCAGGCCCTATTGTGAGCACAACTGTTCCCGGCGAACAAAGTGATGGCACACCCTTGGTCTACGGTGATCTATGGTTGGACACCAGTAATTTAGAAATTTACCCTGCATTGTATCGTTGGGAACAGGTGGATGGTGTAGATAGTTGGGTCTTGATTGACAACACAGATCAAACTACAGAAAACGGTGTCTTGTTTGCTGATGCACGATGGGCCACCAATGGCACAACTAATCCAGTGTCTGATGCTATTCCCACCATTTTGAGTCTGCTGACCAGCAGCTATTTGGACATTGATGCACCTGATGGAACATTGTTTGCAG